TGGTGTAGAATATGATGAAGATGGTGGCGGTACTGTGTCAGATAGTGAGAAAGAACCAATACATTTTCTAAGGTTAGTCAGATAATGGCAGTAGATGTCAAAGTTGATGTAAATTCTATTGAAATAACTAAATTTTTAAAAAAATTAAGTAGCAAACAAAAATCTGTTATATCTAAGGGTTTGAAAAGGGTTTCTAATATGGCTATCCTTATGATTACAAAGCGTACACAGGCGGGTAAACTACCAGATGGTGGTAAAATGCGAGGATATGCAAAAGGCACTATCAGAAGCCGAAAAAAGCGGGGTAGACAAACAGGTTTTGTAGACCTAACCGATACAGGTAAGATGTTTAGAAGTTTAGATTTTAGAACTGGTGGTTTGAAAAGCACATTATTGTTTACAAATATGGAAAGAGCAAAGATTGCAAGTTATCACGATACATTAGGTGTTGGTAAAAGCAGAATTACTAGACCATTTTTTTCTATAGGCGATAAAGAAGAAGATAAATTGAAAAATGAATTTGCAAAGTTTTATTTTAAAGAAATGAGAATATGAGCAAAAGAGAAAACATAGCTAATGACATAATTACTAAACTTGATGCTGTTACAAGTCCTATTGAGTTTAAGAAAATTACTAGAGAGCCTTTTGAAGTTGAAGAATTGAGTGATGCACAGTTTCCCGCTTTATTTGTGCAATCTGGTGATGAAACAAGGGAAGTAGGAAGCATAGGCGATACAGGTGCGGGTTCTTACAGGGGTACAATAGATTTTCTTATTGTTGCTTTTGGAAAAGGCACAGATACAAATATAGATACAGTTAGAAATCAAATTATAGAAGTTGTTGAAGAAACCTTAGATAATGATATAACTAGAAATGGTAATGCAATAGATACTCAAATAGTAGAAGCATCAACAGATGAAGGTACTATTTACCCATATGGTGGTGTTAGAATAACAGCAAGAGTAATTTATGAATTTACTAGAGGGAGTGCATAATGGCTAAAAATGTTACTATGAAAAAAGGCGAAACCATTGTAAAATGTTCAGAAGATCATATAGATCATTTTGAAAAAAATGGTTTTAAAATGGTTAATGAAAAATCAGTTCCTAAAAAAACTGAAAAACCCAAAGAAGAAAAGGAGGTCTAAATGGCTACACATCATGGGAAAGAAGGTGTTATAACTATTGGTGGAACTACACTTGGTAATGCAACAGGTTTCACAGTAGATACAACACATGACGTTGTTGAAGATACAGCATTAGGAAATTCAATGAAATCATTTTTAGTCGGAAGGGGTTCTTATACTTTTTCAATAGATATGAATTTTGATGAAACTGATTCTGGTCAAACAGCACTAGTACAGGGTGCAGAACTTACATTTGCATTTTTGCCAGAGGGCAATGAATCTGGTGATAGAAAATTTTCTGGAACTGGAATAGTTACTGGAATGTCTGTAGGTGTTACTCTTGATGGTGTAACAACAAGAACTGTATCTGGACAAGGAACTGGTGGTTTGACTATCGGTACTGTGTAAAATGAATAATGAAAAAATTAATTTCTTAGATGGTATTAAAAGCCATTTTGAAGAAATTGAAATTAAAATTATTGAAGTTCCAGAGTGGGGTCTAACTGGTGATAAAGCCATTTATGCAAAACCTTTTAATATGCTTGAAAAATCAAAGCTATTTAAAGGTGCAAATGATGGTGATTTAAATATTTTGATTGATGTTATTATTGAAAAAGCATTAACAAAAGATTATGAAAAAATGTTTACACCCGCTGATGTATTAGTATTTAAAACAAAAGCAGATACAGATATTATTGCTAGAGTTTCAAATGCTATACTTGGTTCAGATGCAGAAGATTTTAAAAAAAAATAGATAATCCAGAAATCTATAATGTTTTTGCACTTGGTGAACGACTACACAAAACCATACCAGAAATATTGCAAATGAGTGTTTTTGAGTTTAATATGTGGTTAGCCTACTTTGAAAAACAAAACAAAGAGTATGAAAAAAATAAAGCATTAATTTAGGATTTAAAATGGCAACTAAAGATGTAAATTTAAATATAATAGCCAAAGATAAATCCAAACAAGCACTTCAAAAAGTACAAAGCAATTTAGATGTAGTGAAAAAATCTGCATTTAACCTTAAAAATGCCCTTATTGGTGTAGGTACTGCATTAGCAGTAAGATCAATATTACAAACAACAGCAGAATTTGAAGATTTAAGAGATTCACTAGATTCAGTTACAGGTTCTGCTAAATCTGGTGGTCAAGCATTTGGTTTTATTTCAGATTTTGCAACAAGATCACAGTTTAGTATTCAAGACCTTACAAGATCATTCATTACCCTCAAAGCAAGTGGTATTGAGCCTACAGAAAGATTATTTCGCACATTTACAGATACCGCTTCTGTTACAACAGATCAAATAGGTACATTAGAAGCATTAACTAGAGTATTTTCAAGGGGTGTTCAAGGGGGTTTAGGTTTAGAAGAATTAAACCAAATAGCTGATCGTGGAGTACCAGTTTTTAAAATACTTGAAAAAGAGATAGGAAAAACAAGATTAGAATTAAGCGAATTTGGTAAAACTACAGATGGTGCAAGTATTATACTTAATGCTTTGCAAAAAGGTTTATCTGAAACATTTGCGGGTGCTACTGAAAAAAAATTAGACAATCTTAGTGTTTCATTTTCAAATTTAGGTATTGCATTAGATAATGTACAAAATGCTTTTGGACAGGAAGTTTCACCAGAACTTGTTATATTTACAGATCATATATCAAATTTACTTAAATTTCTTGAACCATTAGCAAAAGGTTTAGGTAAAGTAGCAAATTTTTTAATTGGTTCAGTAAATCGTGCTTTTGAAATGATTGGTCATGCGGTCAATTTTGTAATTGATACGTTTGAAGATTTTGCATTTACAGTTGGGATTATCGATCAAAAAACTCAAAGGGCGGTAAAATCTCAAACAGATTTACGAATTGCTATAAATGCAACAGGTAAAACTATAGATCAAGTAGGAAAATTAGACAAAATTACAAAACAAATAGAAAAAAACAATACATTAATAGAAAATATCAAAAAAACTCAAATGACAGAATTACAGTTGATTGAGGATAAAAACAAAAAAGAATTAGAATTAGTTGCAAAACAAAAAGATTTATTAAGAGAACAAGTAGAACTGAAACTTTTAGATGGTGCGGAGTTTCATCAATTAGAACTTGCAATGTTACAAAATAATATAAAAGAATTAACAAATTTAGAAATGGAAATTAGAAAACAAGGTGCAAAAGAAAAATTAGATTTAGCTAAGAAAACTGCTAAAGAAGAAAAAGAAATTATGCAAAAATTAATGAATGATAATTTTGAAGCAATCAAAACAGGTAATGCACATCAAATAGAATTAGAAAAACTTACAGCAACACAACAAAAAGATTTGGCAGTTAAAACAGGTAGAGAATTAGTAAGTCAGTTAGCACAAAGCAACAAAACAGCTTTTCAGATTGATAAAGCATTGAGTATGGCTACAGCAATTATGAATACTGCACAAGGAGTAACAAAAGCCTTGTCAGTTGGAAACATACCTTTAGCATTTATCATTGGTGCTTTAGGTGCAGTTCAAGTAGCAACTATTGCCAAAACAAAATATCAAGGCAGACGATTGGGTGGTAGAATGAATCAAGGCGAACCATATATGGTTGGTGAAGCGGGTGCAGAATTGGTTGTTCCAGATAGACCTTCAAATGTTGTGCCAAACAGTAAACTAGGTAACATGAGTCAACCAGTAACAGTGAATTTTAATATCAGTACAGTTGATGCTAGGGGTTTCAATGAATTACTTGTAAATAGTCGAGGAACAATAGTAAATTTAATTAATAGTGCAGTAAACGAAAAGGGTAAAATGGCGATAATATGAGTGGAACATTACCATTAACAAATTTTACAGCTATTAACCTAAAGAGTAATCAAAAGACTTTAGTAAGCGAAACAGATAGCGGTAAAACTTTTAGAAGACAAGTACAAGGTCAAAGATTTAGTTTTACTGTATCTTATCCACCAATGACCAGATCAGAATTTGCACCGCTAATGGCATTTATTATGAAACAAAGATCAAGGCAAGAAGCGTTTACTGTAACATTCCCAAGCTATTTTAATGCACAGGGCAACGAAACTGGAACTTTGTTAGTAAATGGCACACATTCTGTTGCAGACACTACAATATCTATAGATGGGTTTGCAAGTGATGGTGCGGGAAGATTAAAGGCGGGTGATTTAATAAAATTTGCACATTTAAAAGTTTATATGGTTGTAGAAGATGTAACATCATCAAGTAATGCTTCAACAGTTACTATAGAACCGCCATTGAGGGAAGCATTAGCTGATGATAGTTCTGTTACTTATGATTCAGTACCTTTTAATGTTCATCTTACAAGTGATATTCAAGAGTTTACAACAGGTCAAAATGATAAAAATGGAAACTTACTTTTTACTTATGAGTTTGATGTAATAGAGGCATTATAATGTGTAAGTCATTGATTTTATTGGATATTTTACCTGGGTGATACATGGCAAGAGGTTTATCAAGTGCAGTAAAAACAGAACTAGCTACAGGTGTAATTGATCCAGTTGTTTTAGTTGAAATAGATTTTGCAACACCAGTATATTTAACAAATGCTAGTTTTGATATAACATCAAGTGTTTCTGGTACATCAAGAACATATTTATCAAATGGACATCTTAGAGGTATTACAGGGGTTCAAGAAACAAATAAACCCACAAAAAATTCATTATCACTAAGTTTGTCTGGTGTCGATCAAACATATGTTGCTTTAGCACTAACAAATAACATAATTAATAATGAAGTTTATATTTACAGGGGTTTTTTAGATTCAAACCAAGCATTGATTTCAGACCCATTTTTATTGTTTTTTGGTACAATAGATGAATTTAGACTTAATGATAATACAAACACAGCAAATGTTATTTTAACAATAACATCTCATTGGGGAAACTTTAGTAAAACAAATGGTAGAACAACTACAGATAATTCACAAAAAAGATTTTTTTCTGGTGATAAAGGTATGGAATACTCAGCTTTAACAGTAAGAGATATAAAATGGGGTAGAGAATGACAAGTGTTCATTTATATCAAGCAGAAAAACAAGATGTTGAAAATGTATATAATCTTTTATTAGAATATAAAAATGTAGATTGTGAAGCATTTTATCCAGATGTAGATAGAGAAAAGGGTTTGTTTTTTATTAATACAATCCTAAAAAAAGGTAAGATTATCTTAATGAAAGATTTAGATAAAGATGAACTTATTGGTATATGTATGTTTAATAAAACAGAATATTTTTTCAGTAAATCTCAAATAATACAAATACAAATTATTTATATCAAAAAAAGTTTTAGAAATTTTAAATTAGTCAAAACTTTAATCGATACTGTTAAAAAAGTATCAGAAGGATTACCCATAGTTTTATCAATTACATCTGGGTTGCATATTGACCCAGTTTTTGAAAAATTAGGATTTGAAAATATGGGTTCAAACTGGAGATTAGTGTAAATGGGCGGTTGGAATCCTATTGAAGATATTATCGATATTATTGATGATATCGTAGAAGTTATTGTTGATATAGTTGAAGATGTTATTGGGTGGTTAATACCACAACCAGAAATACCAGATTTTGGTGAATTAGATGTTGAACAAAATGCCAAAGGTGTTTTGGTAAATAAATTTACTGCAAATGCTCACATACCAGTTGTTTATGGAACAAGAAAAGTTGGAGGGAATGTTGTATTTTTACAAACATCTGGTGTTGATAATCAATATTTATATATGGCACTTGTTCTAAGTGAGGGAGAAATAGATGATATAGTATCAATTCATGTCAATGATAACCAAGTAATATTTTCTACCGATTTAGCTGACAATGTTCAATCAATCGTTGATGCAACTGACACAAATTTCAGAGGGCAAATTGAAGGTGGTGGAACACAAAGTTTGATTACAGTAGAACCACATTTTGGTTCAGATACACAAACAGCATCAAGTTTGCTTGGACAAGTATCTTCTTGGACATCAGATCATAGACTAAGAGGATTAGCATATTTAGCAATTAGATTTACATGGAATGCTGATAAGTTTGGAAGTTTACCGACAGTTCAAGCAGTAATTAAAGGGCGAAAAGTTTATAATCCAAATTTGGATAGTACAGTTAGTGGTGGAAGCGGAAGCCATAGAAAAGATCAAAGTTCAACTTGGCAGTATTCAGACAATCCAATATTGCAAATGCTTGATTATCTTAGAAATGATAGATTTGGTATGGGTATAACAAACAGTTATTTTGATAGCGATTTTGCAGATTGGCAAACCGCCACAGATGTTTGCGATACAAACATTACCCCTTTTAGTGGAGCAAGTCAGATTGACCTTATGGATAGCCACATAGTCGTAGATACATCAAGGAAAGCTATTGATAATGTGAAAGAGTTTGTAAGGGGTTCTAGGTCATATCTAAATTTTTCTTCTGGTAAATATAATATATTAGTTGAAACAACAGGAACAGCATCTATTACACTTACAGAAGATAATATTTTAGGTGGTATTCAAATCACAAGTAAAAGCAAAAATTCAAGATATAATAGAGTTATTGTTAATTTTATTAACCCAAATAAAAACTATCAAGCAGATTCAGCACAGTTTCCACCAGTTGATGAAACAGGATTAGCAACAGAAGATAAATTTGACACAATGAAAGCAGATGATGGTGGTATATTATTAGAAGGTCGTTTTGATTTTCCTATGTTTACAAATGTGCATCAAGCACAGGAAATGGCTGAAATAATTTTAAGAAGGTCAAGGTCTAGTTTAGATATATCTTTGAAAGCAGATGCAACAGCTTTAGATTTATCTATTGGTGATTTAGTAAATGTTACCCATGCAACACCCTCATTTTCAGCAAAACCATTTAGGGTACAGGGTTTAACAATTAATTCAGATCATACTATAAGTTTACAATGTTCAGAGCATCAAGATAGCTTTTATGCTTTTGGTTTGCAATTAGCACCGCCAGAAATACCAGATACAACTTTACCAAACCCTTTCAATGTTCAAACACCTTCCATTACAGTTGCAGATGAACTAAGGGTTCTAAATGAGGAAGCAATAAGTGTTTTAACAGTTGATGTTTCTACAGCGGATTTATTTGCTACTGATTTTGAAGTACAAGCGAAAAAAACCACAGATACAAACTTTATCAATTTAGGAAAAGCAAGTGGACAAAGATTTGAATTAATAAATGTTGAAGATGATGCAATCTATAATGTAAGGGCAAGAACAGTTACTTCTATTAGTCGTTCTGTTTTTATATCAACCACCCATCAAATAGTTGGTAAAACAGCACCACCAGAAACAGTTACAAATTTTTCAATAAATATTATCAATACAGAAGCACATTTATCATGGACTCCAGTTGGTGATTTAGATTTATCACATTATAGAATAAGACATTCAAGAGATACTACAGCAAGTGCAAACTATGCAAATTCTGTTGATTTAATAGCTAAAGTTTCAAGACCCGCAAATACTGCTGTAGTACCCGCAATGACAGGCACATATTTTATTAAAGCAGTAGATAAACTAGGTAATGAATCACTTGATGCAACATCTTCTGTGGCTATTATTCAAAATATAAAAGATTTAAATTTAGTTTCTACATCTACACAAAACCCAACATTTTCTGGTGCAAAGTCAAATGTTGTTGTTGTTGGTAACGAATTAAGATTAGCAACAAGTGTTTTATTTGATAGCGGTGCGGGTAATTTTGATAGCACAGGTGGTTTGTTTGATGGTGGTGGTGGTAAAGTTTCAGCAAGTGGAACCTATGATTTTGATACACATATTGATGTTGGTGGTGTTTTTACAAATAGAGTTACAGCAAATATTACTATGACAAGAGTTGATTTTGGTGTCCAATTTGATGATGCAACAGGAAACTTTGATGATCGTGAAGGTTTGTTTGATGGTGATGCAAATGAATTTGGAGATACAAATGTTGAACTGCAAATAGCAACAACCGAAGATGACCCCGCTTCTGGAAGTCCAACATATACAGCATTTAGAAAGTTTTTTGTTGGTGATTATAAAGCAAGAGGTTTTAAATTTAGGGCGGTATTAACTACAACAGATTCAGAAGCAACACCAAGTGTTAGTGCATTGTCTGTAACAGTTGATATGCCAGACAGAGTGATTGCTGAAAACGATATTGCAAGTGGTGCGGGAGCAAAAGCAATTACATTTTCACCCGCATTTAAATCATTACAGGGTGTAGGAATTTCTGCTCAGAACTTGGCGAGTGGTGATTTCTATGCTATAACAAGTAAAAGTGCTACTGGTTTCACAATTACGTTTTTTAATAGTAGTAGTACTGCGATAAATAGAACATTCGATTATGTAGCAAAAGGTTTTGGTGAATTAGTAACATAAAGGAGAAAATATGGCACAACATGATTATGTAATAGATAACCAGACATTCCCAAACACTAGATCAGATATTAATAATGTTTTACAAGCTATAGTTTCAGTAAATAGTGGTTCTTCTGCACCAAGTACCACATATGCCTATCAATTATGGTATGACACAAGTAATAATATTTTGAAAATTAGAAATGCCGATAATGATGCTTTTATAAATTTGTTTACATTTGACCAAACAGCAGACACAGCCGAAGTATCTGCGGGAGGTGGTGCGGGTTTTTTTCAAGGTGATAATGGAAATCAAGGCGATACCACAAATGGCAAAAAAGATATATTTAGAACTCACGAACAAGAACTAAATACAAATACAACAATAGCTTCTGGCGATAATACTGGTTGTTTTCATAGCCTTTCAATCGCAAGTGGTATAACATTAACAGTAAGTGGAAATTTGGTGATAGCATGAGTTCAACAATAAAAGTAAATAATATTCAAAATTTAGCGGGTGATGATAGTGGTATAGACCTATCAACAAATGACCAAATAATCTTAAAAACTGCTAATACAACTGCTATAACAGTAAATAATTCACAAAAAACAACTTTTGCACAACAAATAGCATCAAAAGCACCCGCATTTAGAGCAACTATGGGTTCAGCACAAACATTTACAACAAGCACATTTACTGTAGTGAATTTTAATACAGAAGTATTTGATACAAATAGCAATTATGACACAAGTAATTTTAGATTTACCCCTACTGTTGCGGGGTTTTATTTTTTCAATATGCAAATTTTTGCGGGAACAACAGCTAGAACTACAGCGGGTTTTAGAAAAAATGGCTCAAATGATACAGAGGTTTTTCAACAAGGTAGTAATACAAATGGTGGCATATGCTATGAAGCAAGTGCAATCATACAATTAAATGGTTCAAGCGATTATGTAGATGCTTTATTTAGGCACGAAAATGGAAGCGATATTACTTGTAATGCTAATGTTGCACTTACAAATTTTTCTGGACATTTATTGATGGCAACATAGGGAGTAATTATGGGATTATATGAAAAAATAAGAAAAATTTACCCAAAAATGAGTGAAGAAGATTTTCAGCCAATTAGTTTAGGTGGTAAAATTGAATTATTTGATGATGGTAAAGGCAATCAATCTATTACAATATGGGATAATAAAGATTTCAAAAAACCTACTCAATCTGAATTAGATGCAGTTAAGGAGTAAACAATGTCAGAAATAAAAGTAAATAGTGTTGTAAACTCTACTGGAGATAATGACAGTGGATTAGATTTATCTACTAATGACCAAGTTATAATAAAAACAGCTAATACTACAGCAGTAACAGTAGATAGTTCGCAAGGAGTAACAAATGCGGGTGCATCAACTATAAATGGTGCTTTATCTGCAAAAGGTGGTGCAGTATTTAACGAAGATAGTGCAGACGTAGACTTTCGTGTTGAATCAGATAGTAATACTCATGCTTTTTTTGTGCAAGGTAGTGATAGCACTGTGGGCGTAAATACCTCGTCACCTTCTGCATCACTCCATGTAAGAGGAGCAGATGCTTCTGATCAACTAATAGTAGGAAATACCACAGAAAACACACAATTTAGAGTTCAAACTTTGCAAGATGACCAAGTTAGATTGTACGCAAGAGATGGTGATACAGCAAGAGATATGATTTTTTATACTGGCACTGGCGAAAGAATGAGAATTAGGTCTGGGGGATTTGTTGCCATAAATACAACTGGTGGTTCTGCTCAGTTTCAAGTTTTAGCATCTAGCGGAGATATTGTTTATTTTCAAAATAATAGTGGTGTTGGTGCAAAATTAACGGCTGGTAATCAAAGTTTTTCTGCTGTATCAGATGAAAATAAAAAAGAAAACATTGTAGAATTAGATAAACAACAAAGCTATGACAACATAAAAAACATAAGAGCAATTACTTATAAATTCAAAGACATGGAAATTACTGATGACAAGGGCAAAAAAACAACCTACAAAGACGATAAGAGTCGCATAGGATTTATTGCTCAAGATTGGGAAACTAAATATTCTCAGTTAGTAAATACAGATGATGAAGGTGTAAAAAGTTTATTATATACAGAAACAACTCCAGTATTATTATCTGCATTGCAAAAAGCACAAGAAAAAATTGAAGCATTAGAAGCTAGAATTACAGCATTGGAGAAAGCATAATGAGTTCATTAACAGTTGGAACAATTTCAGAAAAAGTCACAGATGCGGGAGTGGCAGTTGATGGTGTAACTCTTAAAGATGGTGGTGTAGGAACTACATCAAGTGCTGTTGCTTTACACGCTTCAAGCCTTAATGGTGGTCAGTTTGGTGGGCGAAGAAATATGATTATTAATGGTGCAATGCAGATCGCTCAGAGAGGTACAAGTTTTACAAGTGTTACCGCTTCTGCTTATCATTTAGATAGATTTCAATACAATTTAACTGGAACAGTAGGTGCTTCTACTGTTACACAAAACACAGTTACAGACTTAGCGGGATTTACAAAAAGTCTAAAAGTTGATGTCACAACCGCTGATTCAAGTTTAGCATCTGGTGATAGATTAACTATTTGTTACAAAATAGAAGGTCAAGATTTACAAGGTATTGGCAAAGGTACAAGTAGTGCGAAAGAATTAACTTTATCATTTTATATTAAAGCAACAAAAACTGGAACACAAATTGTTGAATTATTTGACCAAGATAATACAAGACATTGTGCTAAAGCAGTTACGATTAATTCAAGTAACACTTGGGAACAAAAAACTATAACATTTCCCGCTGATACAACTGGTGCTTTTGGAAATGATAATGGAAACAGTTTAAGTATATTTTTTGGACTAGCTTGTGGCACTGATTTTACTAGTGGTACTTTAGCTACAGCATGGGCATCTAATACAAATGCAAATAGATTTGTAGGGCAAGTAAATCATTTTGATAGCACTAGTAATAATTTTGAAATAACTGGGGTTCAATTAGAAATTGGCTCAACAGCTACACCTTTTGAGCATAGATCATTTGGAGAAGAACTAGCTTTGTGTCAAAGGTATCTTTACAGAATAAATGGAAAAGATAGTGGCGGTACAACCATAGGAATGGGATTTTCTAATATAGCAACTAATAGTTATTCTCACATAGCTTTTCCAGTAAATATGAGAACAGCACCATCAGTTAGTGGAAGTGGTTTTACAGCATCTGATTTTAACTCTTATACAGTAACAGGAACAAGTTTGACAATAACTGCTTTTGAAAGTTCAAGTTTAGGTTGCTCAAAAGCAAATTTAATTGTCGTTACTGCGGGTGGTCTAACTACTCTAAGACCATCAGGTAATGCACTAACTGCTAGTGCAAGTTCATTCATTGCTTTTGATGCGGAGTTATAATAATGGATAATATAAACATTAAATCAGTAAAAAAACAATTAATTATGGAAGAAGTTTCTTCATATCAAGTAACATTTTCAAATAGTGAAGTATGGTCTGTACCATTAGACCCCGACAACACACAATACCAAGCAATCCAAGAATGGGTCAAGAAAGGGAACAAGATAGAGGAAGCAGATTAATGTCTAAACCTTCTATTCAAAGCATAAATTTAAAATTAGAAAAACACATTGCTGTAAGTGATGAAAAATTTTCTGAATTATTAAACAAAGTTAAAAGAATCGAAGGAATCATGATTGCAACATCTGGAACTGCGATTGTGATGCTCATAGGGTTATTAGTGAGGTAAATTTGGTAGTTGCAGAAATTCTTACTGGTATTGCTCTAGTTCAAAAATCAGTAGAGTTTATAAAGAGCAACATATCCACAGCAAAAGAT